TGATGGTGTTACGGATATATCTAATATCCTTGTTTCGTCTGTAACATGGGATTGGATTGTAGCAAATGTTCGCTATGATTCTCAAATCCCAAAGTATAGAACAAGACCGTGTAGGCTTGAAGAATTTTTATCCGAGTGTAGACAGCAAGACATAATACCATTTATATCATGCGCTGATCCTGATGTTGTCGCTCTTGCTAATAAATACATGGGCAAAGGAAATTATATTGCTTATAACGGAAATAGGTCTAATTGCCCTGATGAAATAATTTATCATTGGGTATCACGCACAACTAAAGCGGATATTCTTGCATACTGCGAGAGTATCGGCAGACCATTTATTTATGGCATGGCAAATCCTGATTTTTTTAGCGATGCTGACCTAAAAGATATCATCGACACACTGCATGACAATGGGTATTGGATTGGATGCAGTTATGCTAATACTAATTGGTATAAATATCGTTATATGGGATTTGATGTTAACGGAACACAGTCTCTTATAAATAGGATTGAAACAGGTAATCTGTATAACCTTGACTCTATTTTCGGCTTCGATGATTTTGCCTATACTAATGCTACGGAGGCAGACGGAGTATTGACATTTACATCCGATGGCACAATAAAGCCAAATATTTCTGCTAATACATATTCTGTTTGTGGTAGAGATATAGAAATACTCTTTGATGGAACTATTACTGTTAATGGTACTGAATATACAAGCGATGGGACGATGCCTTATTTTAGAGCAGAGCCAATTGTTAATGGGTCACCTGATATAACAATTGAAGTTGCATCAGGAACTGTAGTTTCAGATGTCAAATATAAGGCAAGTAGGTTCTAGGTAGCATTAGGTTAGCATATTTAACAAACGAAAGTAGACCTTTAAATCATTACGCAAGCCCGTCAATTCGGCGGGCTTTTTACTTTAAGAGGAGAAAACAAATGACTATAGACTTCGAAAACTATCTTATCCCGGTGATCATGATCGGATGTATGTGCATCGGCTTCGTGATGAAAAAATGGCTGCCGACTGATGACAAATGGATCCCGACAGTTCTGCTGGTTATCGGAGCCCTCTCGGGGCTTATTTTATTCGGTGTTGATTACGAGGGCATCGTCAAAGGTATGCTGAGCGGTCTCGCCTCGGTCGGACTGCATCAGGTGTTCTATCAGTTCATAAAGAATAAGATCGTGCCGATAGACATCGAGGGCATGGAGTACATCGAGGACGGTGAGGCCGATGAATAAGACGAAATTCTTGCAGACCGACTCGCGCTGGGGCGGTCTCGGCTATCCAAAAAAGCCGTGGTATATACGGAACTGCGGCTGCGGTGAGGTAGCGATCGCGAACATCATCATCGAAATCGCGAAGTATAAGAGCTACACACCGGCCACGATTCAGCCGTATTGCAAACAGTTCGCCGCTCCGAACGGGGACGGGACATACTTCAGCGGAATCCCGAAAATGATGAAGCACTACGGGCTCACAGAGGTCAAAGAACACGACACGATGGCTCAGCTCTGGAAGGAACTGGAGAAGGGCGACAGGGTGGCGATCTATATCATGGGATCTCGTCCGGGCGGATCTAAAAAGGTCCATTGGACGAGCGGCGGTCACTTCGTCTGTTCTGTCGGATATAAGGTCAAGAACGGCAAGCATTACGTCTATGTCAAAGACTCATACTCGAACAGCTCGCTCCGAAACGGATGGATCAGCTACGAGGAGAACATGAGAAACGATGTCCTCCGCGTCTGGTCGGGTAAGCTGCCGAAGGAAGAGACGAAGAAAACAACGGCCCAGATTGCTCAGGAAGTAATCGACGGAAAGTGGGGGAACGGAGAAGAACGAGTCGAGCGACTGAAGGCTGCTGGATATGATCCCGACGCCGTTCAAAAGAAGGTCAACGAGATCCTTACTCCGATGGGCGAAAAGATAGCAGCAAAGGCTAGATCGTACTGCGGCGAAAAGACAAAAGAGACGGCAGCATACAAGAAGGCAGCCAAAGAGGTCTATGGGGCGGGAAACGATACATATTGTCACCGCTTCATCGGGACAGTCCTCGCGAAATGCGGCTATCCGAAAATGGACTATTCGGGCAAAACGTCTGAAGCGTGGAAAAAGATCTTTGCATATTTGAGGAAATACTTCAACGAGGTCAAGGGCTCACCAGAAGAGGGCGACATCCACGTCACACAGAACTCGAAAGGGGCCTATCACATTTTTGCCGAGTTAGGCGATGGCAAGAAGGCCGAAGCAAACTCAAAGAAGAAATACTATCCGCATATAGCCAAAACCTCAAAGGGGACGAAAAGCTGGCTATTCCGGGCGAAGTGAGGTGAGCAGCATGAAAGAGACAATTCTGATCGCTGTCATATCTGCGATGACATCGGGCGGGGTGCTGGCGTTTCTTCAATTCCTCATTACACGGAACGATGATAAGCAGGGAATAAGAAGCACACTGAAGAAGTTAGAGAAGGACGGACTCCGCACCCAACTTCTGCTGATGATTTTACTGAAGCCCGAAGAGAAGAAGGAGATACTTACTCTCGCTCAGCATTACTTCGTGGATCTGGAAGGCAACTGGTATATGACAGACATATTTAAGAAGTGGCTCAAAGAAAAGGGACATTCGAATCCAGACTGGTTCCAGACAGAAAACAAAGGGAGGGCATAATGTACACATACACAACTCCAACCATCACCTGTACGCTGACCGGCATTGAGTTCAGTCAGCTCGACTATGTACGCATTGCGGTGGAAAGCAAGTGCTACGAACTTGTCAGGACAATCCCTGCTTCGGACATCGATTCGGAGACAGGCGTCACATCCATCAAGCTGACTCAGGAAGAGACCGCGAGGCTCGGCAAGGGGCAGGTCAAGATACAGGCGAGAGTGCGTTATCTTGACGGGACGGTGCAGGCGACCAACAAGGTCCTGCGCGATATGGACAAGGTACTTGATGAGGTGGTGATCTGATGGCTATCAAACTGACTGTAGCAGAAAACGATGCGGTCACGCTCGGATTAGGGGACAACGAAGCAGCTACACTTGGAGTCGGATCCACTACAGTGGTGTCCGTAAACGACTATAATGACTTACGCAACAAGCCGAGCATCGAGGGCGTCGAACTTGTGGGTGACAAGTCCTTTGAGGAATTAAATCTGCAAAGGCTCACAAATACAGAACTTGAAAATATGCTGACGCTATAAGCGAGAAAGGGCAAAACTAATGGCAAAGAAATATCTTGACGGTGATGGATTACTGTACTTTTGGCAGAAGATAAAGTCGGCATTCGTAACCGATGTCACCTACGACAGCACAAGTCGCAAGATTCAGAAAACAAAGAACGGCTCGACATCTGATGTGGTAACTATCGCAAAGGTGGCGACAAGCGGTTCGTACAATGACCTGTCGAACAAACCGACAATACCAAGTGGAGTGGAGAAATCTACCACTACACCGAAGATGGACGGCACGGCGGCGGTTGGTAGCGAGACGAAGTTTGCGGCTGGCGACCACGTTCATCCGAGCGACACAAGCAGAGTGCCGACAACGAGGACGGTTAATGGATTTCCATTAAATAATGACGTTGTTATTATTCGCAAGTTGGCTGATGTTGACTCGGGCGGGGTTATATTACGAGCGAATAATAACGAGAATAATACACCTGAGTCATATGATGTTTATGACATGGAGGCTGTAATTGGTCTGATGAACAATGCCAACGCAATTATTGCGCAGACCTATGTTCCAAAGACCACAACGATCAATGGCAACGCTTTGTCGGGTAATATCACGCTCGATGCTGATGATGTGTCGGCTATTCCGACAAGTGCAAAGGGCGCAGCAAGCGGTGTATGCCCACTGAACGCATCAAGCAAAATTGACAGTACATATCTTCCATCATATGTTGATGATGTAATCGAAGCATATCCTGTCAGCGGTGCAACGGCACTCTCCGCAGGATGGCTCTCAGCAACAAGTGGCGGTTCTGCTCTGACTCCTGAAGCGGGAAAGATATATGTCCTGATGACGGACAGCGGTGACTATAGTGCAAATACACAGTTCCGTTGGGGCGGTACTACTTATGTGAAACTTTCAGACGGTGGCGTATCTTCCATCACCAATTCCGAGATAGACACCATCGTTGCATCGTAAGGCGGTGACTTATGGTTCAGTATTTGGACAAGGCAGGACTTACCTACCTTTGGGGAAAAATAAAGAGCAAGTTCTTGATGGGTAATACGGGCGGTGTCTTCTACG